CCACTTAGACAATACGCTAGTTGTGTTCTTGTTGATGTTGATGACACCCTCGATAGTATCTTTACTAGCGATATGGCTATCGGCAGGTATGTTGCACAAAGGGCGGGCATCGGTATCAACGCAGGTCGCATCCGTGGCATCAACAGCAAAATCAGAGGTGGAGAAGTTCAGCACACAGGTGTTGTCCCTTTCCTCAAAAAGTTTGAAGCAACTGTCCGATGCTGCACTCAAAATGGCATCCGAGGTGGATCAGCAACTGTCCACTTCCCCATCTGGCATCAAGAAATAGAAGATATCCTAGTATTAAAGAATAACAAAGGAACTGAAGATAACCGTGTTCGCAAGTTAGACTATAGTATCCAAATTTCTAAACTCTTCTATGCACGGTTCATTCAAAACAGAGAGATCTCACTATTCTCTCCACACGACGTTCCTGGTCTGTATGATGCTTTTGGTACTGATGGATTTGACAGTTTATATGAGCATTACGAACGAGCTCAAGATGTTCCAAGAAAGACTATTGGAGCTCAAGAACTCTTTTTGGATCTTCTAAAAGAACGTGCAGAAACTGGTCGTATTTACATTATGAATATTGATCATTGCAATTCTCACTCATCTTTCTTGGATAAAGTTGAGATGAGTAATCTTTGCCAAGAAATTACTTTGCCCACTAAACCACTTCAACATATTGATGATATTGATGGTGAAATCGCTCTCTGCATCCTTAGTGCAATTAATGTCGGAAAAATCCGTGACCTTGAAGACCTTGAAATACTCTGTGATCTTTCTGTGCGCTCTCTGGATGAACTTATCGATTTCCAAGGATATCCCGTCAAAGCAGCAGAAATTGCTACCAGAGCACGTCGTTCTCTGGGTATAGGTTTTATTGGACTTGCCCATTATCTTGCTAAGAATGGTGAACACTATGATGATCCTGGTGCCTGGAAACTGGTTCATGATTTGACTGAAGCATTTCAGTATTACCTCATTCAATCAACAGTAAATCTTGCAAAAGAAAAAGGTGCTTGTGAATATTCGCACCGCACAAAGTATTCTCAGGGTATTTTACCGATTGATACTTATAAGAAAGATGTAGATGAAATTGTTCCGAATGAATTGAAATATGATTGGGAAGGTCTTAGATCACAAGTTAAGCAATATGGAGTCAGGAACAGCACTTTGTCCGCACAGATGCCATCGGAGAGCAGTTCCGTTGTGTCAAATGCCACCAACGGAATTGAACCACCTAGAGGTTATTTGTCCATTAAGAAGTCGAAAAAGGGTCCACTTAAGCAGATTGTTCCACAGTATCAAACACTTAAAAACAATTACACGCTTCTTTGGGATATGCCTAGCAATCGTGGTTATATTCATATTGTTGCTATTATGCAAAAATTCTTTGATCAAGCGATTTCTGGAAACTGGTCGTATAATCCAGAGAATTATACCGATAATGAAGTTCCTACTTCGGTAATGGCACAAGATCTACTGACTACATATAAGTACGGCTGGAAAACCAGCTACTATCAAAATACAAACGACATGAAGAATGATGAGGTTGAAGAAACCCGTCAATCTCTTGAAGATTTAATTTCTCAACTAGAAACTGCAGAGGAGGAAGATTGTGAGTCTTGTAAGATTTAAAACAGGTTTGGAGGATAAAAAAATGGTTGATTCTATGACCGTTTTTAATTCTCAAGAAGTAGATACTAAAAAGCAACCTATGTTTTTTGGTGCTCCACTAGGAATTCAAAGATACGATTCTTACAAGTATCCAATTTTTGATAAACTAACAACTCAACAACTAGGTTACTTTTGGAGACCTGAAGAGGTTTCTCTTCAAAAAGATAGAGGAGATTATCAATCTCTTCGTCCAGAACAAAAACATATTTTTACTAGCAACCTGAAATATCAGGTTATGTTGGATTCAGTTCAGGGTCGTGGTCCTGGTATGGCGTTCGCGCCTTACTGCTCACTTCCCGAACTGGAAGCTTGTATGAAAGTGTGGGAATTTATGGAAATGATCCATTCCCGTTCATACACTTATATCATCAAGAACGTTTATTCGGACCCATCTGAAGTTTTTGATACTATTCTTAAAGAAGATCGTATTATGGAACGTGCCGTGAGCGTGACTCAGGCATATAATGATTTCATCAATAGTGCTCATCATTATGATAATTCAAATGAATGGGTTCACGCATTGGAACAAGTACCATACGCACAAGAGGCAAGGTATGAACTCAAGCGCAAATTGTTCAGAGCAGTTGCAAACGTTAATATTCTTGAAGGTATTCGTTTTTATGTCAGTTTTGCTTGCAGTTTTGCATTTGGCGAACTCAAACTTATGGAAGGAAGTGCCAAAATCATCTCACTGATTGCTCGTGATGAGAACCAGCATCTGGTAATCACTCAGAACATTTTAAACAAATGGAAGGAAGGTGATGACCCTGAGATGGCACGTATTTCCAAAGAGGAGGAGCAGTGGTTCTACAAGACCTTTGAGAATGCAGTCAATCAAGAAAAACTTTGGGCAGAGTATCTGTTCAAGGATGGATCTATGATTGGCCTAAATGACAAACTGTTACAGCAGTATGTTGAATGGATTGCAAACCGTAGAATGAAGGCGATTGGACTTCGCCCACTTTATGATATTCCAGCAAAAAATAATCCGCTTCCTTGGACTGAACATTGGATTTCCTCTAAGGGACTTCAAGTGGCACCTCAGGAAACAGAAGTTGAGTCCTACATAGTAGGTGGGATTAAACAAGATGTTACCAAAGATACTTTCTCAGGATTCCAATTATGATGAATGGTGTGAACAGGAAATCCTGAACGCATATAAAGAAGCTGCAGAAAGTGATGAATTTTTGTTCGGTGATTATGATTATGAAAAAGAGTGGTTAGGTAAAAAGAATGATGATGTAAGTTGAGGAGGGTCTTCGGATCCTCCTTTTTTTATAAATATCTAAAAAAGTAAAAGATAAATGAAGACTTTTAGAGAGTTTATGCTTGAGGCGGTGGAATCTACTTTTGGAAGTGAGGCTGAACAAGCAAGAGTTCGTGAAAGAGATGCTGCACAAGCAAGAAGAAGAGCTGCTAGAACTGGAATGAGTCCAGAAGTAGAAGAAGCTGAAAATAAAAGAAAGGCATTTGAAAAGTCTGGATTAAGCCCAGAAGAAGCTAGAAGAAGAGCATATAGAAATGTAAAAGTAAGTTCACAAGATGCTGGATTTGGTCCTAATAAACAAACATCATCTTCAACACAAAAAACTGCTAAACAACCTACAGGAACAACTCAAACACCACCCAGACCGCAGCAACAGGCACCTAGACAACAACCTCCAAAGCAACCCTCAGGATCCACACAAACGCCTCCTAGAGGCGCTCAGGCGGGCACTCAGGCACCTCCTAAGCAACCTAAGGCATCTACTCCTCCACCACCAAAACCACCCACCAGTAACGTTCCAGCACCCACAGCAAAACCTCCTACAGCAGCACCAAAGGGACCAGGACTTCGCACTCGTTTAGGTAGATTAGGTGGAACTGCATTAAATGTTGGTGCTGGTGCTTTAGAGTATAAGGATAGAAGATCTGCTGGACAGACTAGAACTCAGGCAGCAACTGGTGCTACTGCATCTGCTGCTGGAGGTGAAGCAGGATGGAGAACTGGTCTCAGACTTGGTTCTTCTTTAGGATCAAAATTTGGTCCTAAAGGAGCAGTTATTGGTAGTGGTATAGGAGCACTTAGTGGAGCAGCACTTGGATCTACTGCCGCTGGTGGTTTGGCAGACAAATTAACTGGTGCCAGCAAAAAACCAACAGAAAAAGATTATGAAAAAGCAAGACAAAAATATGGTGTAACTCAATCTAGAAAGGTTTCTGCACAATCTGGAACTTATGGTGCAAAACAGGGTTCTGCTTTAACTGGAATTGGTGGAAAAACTGCAGTATCTAAGGATAAGAAGGGTGCTGCATTTATGTCAACTGGTGCGGGATCTCAAAGAAAAACAGTTCAACTCGCTAAAACTCAATTAGTACGTGATCCTAAAACTGGTAAACAAGTTGTAGGTGATCTTGCATTTAAAGGAGGAAAGGCAACTTATCTTGCAAGACCTTCAGTTGCCTCAAGAGATACTGGATTAGGTGGTGCTATTAGAAATGTTTCAAGAGCAACAGGTATTGGTGGGCAGAGAGAAAGAGATGCTGCAGCAGCAAAAACTGAGTATAGAACTGCTCTCAAGAATACACAAACTTATCAAAAGAAACTGGGAATTACTCCTAAGGCAGCCACGGCACAAAAACTTCCTGGACGTGGAGTTGGACCAGCAAAAGTTGGTCCTAAATTAGTTGGACCTAAAATTGTAGGGCCTAAAAAAGTAGGAACTGGTGCTAAACCATCAGCAACAGTAAAACCAGCATAATCAAATAAATAAATATTAGTAAAAAGTATTATTTCTAATGGAAAGATTAACTGGCGGAAAATACAGATCCTTTTTAGAATCATATGTTTCTATCTATGATAATGGAACTGATGATTTGCAAGAGCAGGAAAATATTCAAGAATTTCTGCAAGTTATTGGTGAATTAGTTGACGAAGGATATGATTTAAGTGAATATACTTATGATGAACTTTATGAGCATTATCTCAGTGAAGGTGGTTTGGGAACTGTATTAAAAGCACTTGGTGGTCGAGCACTTGCCGCCACCAGAGGAGCTGCTAGAACTGCCTGGAAAGGGACTGTTAAGCAGACAAATGAAGGACCTAAAGTTATTCCTGGGGCAAAAGAAACAACTAAGGAAATACTTGCAAAAACAGGTAAAGTTGCACCTTGGGTAGCTTTGGGGCTTGCTGCTGATCAAGCACTTACTGGAGGTGCTGGAAGAGAATGGTTAGGACGTGGTGCTCAAGCAGTAAAGGATGTAGGTCATAGTATTCCAAAACCAGAAAAACCTCAAACAGCAAGACCAAAGCCACAATCAAGTCAAGAAAGAAATCCTTATGGATTGAATCAAGATTTTGATATTTTTGACGCTATTAAGGGTCATCTTCTGGATGAAGGTTATGCAGAAACTGAAGAGGCGGCGATTGCTATCATGGCAAATATGGGAGAAGAGTGGAGAAATAGTATTATTGAGCAAAGTGCTATTGCTTCTAGAACCTCTAAAGTTGTTGATGATCAAAGACAAGGATATCATGGAGACTCTGATGCGATTAATAAATTGCAAAACGCTACATCTAAATCAATTGGTAGATTGAAAAGAGGGCAAGGACCAGTAGTTACTCCTGGTCTTCCTGGAGTTTGATAAGAGGGGCAAAACGCCCCTTTTTTTATAAATAAAAATATAAGTAATATAAAGATAAAAATGCCAAAAATTGGAGATAAAGGACCTGGCGGAAAAGTCTGGGCAGGTGATGATTTTGGGTGGCAAAATCCTCAAACTGTCTGGAAAGGACAAAAACCTGGATCTAAAACAGGAGAAACCAGAACTCTTCCTGGTTTAGGAACAAAAGTCTGGACTGGAAAAGATTATGGTTGGCAAACTCAAGCAACTATAGATAAAACAAAAAAAGGAGCAACACCTACCCCCACTCCAACTCCTTCTCCAGAACCAACTCAAACACAGAAACCTGCACCTTCTCCAGAACCAACTCAAACACAGAAACCTGCACCTTCCTCAACCCCCAAACCATCAACAGTAAATCCAGCACCATCTTCTACACCTTCTAAACCAATATCTTCAGCACCCACATCAACTTCAGAGAAAATTAGGGGTGGTTTACAAACATATCAAAAGCAAATTAAGTCTGGTGACATTAAGGGTGCAGAAAAAACTGGAAAGGAAACTTGGGCAGCAGCAAATCCAAAGCTTGCAGCAGCAGCAGCAGAAAGAGAAAGAACTCGGGGAACAAGTGCAACAACTAATCCACAAATGGCAGATTTGAAGAGTAGACTTCCTGCTCCAAAAACTTCTTCTTCAGGTATATCTACTCCCCCACCCCCAAAAGTAAAGACTGATACCGCTGTTCAAAGAGTTCAAACTGTAAGTCAACCTGCTGCAAAATCAATTGAAGCAGAAGTTAAAAAAAGAAACATTCCATCATTTAACACTAGTAAGATGACAACAACTTTAAGACAATCCTATGAATATGATGCATACGATATTGTTTTAGAATACCTTTTTGATACTGGGCACGTAGATACGATTGAAGAAGCAAATTATGTAATGTTACAAATGGATTCTAATCACATTCAAAATATTATTGAAACTATTGGTGGAAATCAATATATGCCAAATCCTATTGGAAATGCAATTAAAACTGGTGCTGGTATTATTAAAAAAACATTAAACAATCCATCTGTTTCAAATACTATTAGAACAGGGTCTCAAACTATACAAAAAAATATTCCTTCTGGTGGATATAGCACTAGACCTGGTGATGGTAAACCCTATAAAGATGGTCCTCTTTGGGATAGTCCAGAAGGATCAGTAAAAAAACCAATTCCACAACCACAAAAGAAACCACAGGCACCTATGAGAGATGAACCTCTTTGGTGATTATATTATAGTACATATTGGGGGGTCTTGACAAGGACCCCCTTTTATTGCTAGAATCGCTTTGCTAAGGTTGAAGGATAAATAATAGCTCTATAAGATTAATGTATGAGCTATGAGAATCCTTGGAGATTCAATGGAGAAGTTTTTGAGTCTTCTAATATTCAAGATTATTTTGGTTTTGTTTATCATATACACTGCACTACAACTGGTCGTAGTTACATTGGTAGAAAATATTTCTGGAGTTTCCGAACACCGAAGGGAAAATCTAGAAAGGTTAAAGGAGAGTCCGATTGGAAAAATTATTACGGATCATGTCCCGAACTCAAAGCCGATGTTAACCTTTGGGGAAAGGCATCCTTCAACAGAACAATACTTAGCCTCCATAAAACAAAAGGACAATGTAACTACGAAGAAACCAAACAGCTTTTCCTAAATAATGTATTGATAGAGTCGCTTGACGATGGCACCCCTGCGTACTACAATAGCAATATCCTAGGACGCTACATGCGAAAAGACTATGGTAACTTTGATTGAGACTCTTCGTTTATCCCACGATTGGGCAATTGATCGTATTCATACTCTTTGTGATATAAATGAAGAACATGAATACCAAAACGCATACGCAATTCAAAAAGAATTTAGTGAATGGTTAGATCCTAAAATTGAAGATCATGATATTTTTTCACTCGAATACATAGGGGACTAAAAAATGCAAATTGATCTCCATAATTTCTTTAAATTTTATGATGAAAAAAATCCAAAACATGTTGCAGCAGTAGAGCAACTTGAGAAAGATCTTCTTGCGAGAGCAAATGATCTAATGCAAGATAATGCAAATTGGGTTAGAATTTTTAGGTCAACGGTAGAAGCACCAAAGACAGATATTTTACAAGTTCCTTTCTATCCTCAGACAGATAACTATAGGGACGCACAAAGAACTTGTAATTCCTCATCTTGTGCTATGTGTCTTGAGTATTTCAAACCAGGAACACTTCAAGGACCTAAAGGCGATGATGCCTACATTCAGAAAGTTTTCGCAGTGGGCGATACAACTGATCATTCCGTTCAAACAAAAGTTTTATCATCTTACGGTATTAATTCACGATTTAGTTACAATCTCTCTTTTGCTGATCTTGATAGGGAGCTTGCCGCTGGGAGACCTGTCATTATCGGGATTCTTCATCGGGGTACTTTATCTTCACCTACTGGCGGGCACATGGTTGTAGTGATTGGTAAGACTGCTTCTGGGGATTATGTTGTTAATGACCCTTATGGATCATTAAACGATAGTTATACTGGACCTGTTACAAACGGAAGAGGTGCTGTATATAAGAAGTCTGTCCTAGAAAAAAGATGGACTGTTGATGGACCATCTTCAGGATGGGGGAGAATATTTGAAACAAAAAAGTCTTGAGTTCTACTTCAGGCATAAGTGAAGGTGAATTGCCTATAAGAGGAGTAGAACTTATAAAAGAATTTGAAGGATGTCATTTGAATGCATATCCAGATCCACTAACTGGGGGACTTCCGATTACAATTGGGTGGGGAAGTACAAAAGATTTTGATGGACAACCTTTTAAAGTTGGTAGAAAAATCACTCAAAAGTATGCCGATGCTTTATTAGAGTTTGATCTTAAAAATCGTTTTCTATTTTCACTCAAAAATATCCCTTACTGGAATGAAATGAATGAAAACCAACAAGGTGCTCTTCTATCTTTTGCTTATAATCTTGGTGCTCGCTTTTACGGGTCTTCTAATTTTAATACCATCACTAAAGTATTAAAAAACAAAGAATGGGATAAAGTTCCTGATGCTCTTTATCTTTATCACAACCCAGGAACAAAAGTTGCTGAGGGATTGAAGAGAAGAAGAATTGCTGAAGGAAAACTTTGGTCTTCTTAATCTTCTACCTTTGTTCTTAATGCAATAACTGTAGTCAAAATAGTCAATAAAGTTTCATACCCTCTTCTTTCAGATTCTTTGCAATCTAAAGGAGGAGGGTTTTTTAATTCTCCTTTTGCATTAGCTCCACTTAAAGATCCAGGAAGCATGAAATTGCAGGTCACAAAATTCATACCAACAAATCCAATAGTAGCAAAACATACTATAAAGATTAGTTTGGTTAGATTTAGTTTCATCTTCCTTCTTGTTTATGAATCCAAGTTTTCAATTCTGCAAGATATTCTCTCAACATATCTGCTTTTTCTAGATGCCAAATATCACCACTCTTGAAGTACTCTTGAGTGTGGTTATCAATTGCCTTTAGAATGTTGTGTATTGGTGCATTCCAAGGCTCACGCTTGGGGGTATTCCATTCTCTTGGCATACATCACTTTTTCTTCCCACCGTTTTTTGCTTTCTTAGCAGTGGCATTGCCTTGATTTTGCTTAGATTGTTTTCCGCCAGCGGAACCTTTTTTTCCTTTATTGGGTGACTTTGCCATTAGTTTATAGGCATAACATTTTATTTATATGGAACAGTTTGAAAATTAGAACTTCTTGACAAATCCTAAATATTAACTTATTATGTAAAAATCCCTGTTATGAGCAGGGTTTTTTGTTATGAGACTTTGAGTGTGATTTAGAGCCGTGGGCGCTGCCCCTGAGAAGGGGAACTTCTCCTTTGCCTATACGGATGTAGAGTTCAATTAATTTTAATGCAAAACTTCTTTACTGTAGCCCTGCCTCTTATGGCAACGGTTACAACCAGTACGGCATCACTGCCATTCGTCAACTACAAGATGCAAGGTCCTCCACCACCAGTGGAACCAACGACTAAACCATTTGCTATTATCAAAGAATTTGAACTTGTAGATGAAAAGAAGACAGCAATCCGCGAGGTTGCACCATCAAAGCCAAAACAGACAAGGCTAATTTGTAAAGGGTGTAATGAACATGAGAATGCTACCCTGGCATTTTTCCAGGATCGTGGTGTTAAAGACAGAAACGCCCTTGCTACTATCATGGGCAATATTAGACAAGAATCCACATTCGTGCCTAATATCTGCGAAGGTGGTAGCAGAACCAGTTGGAATAACTGTGGACGCGGTTATGGACTGATTCAATGGACATCTGCCGATCGTTATTATGGATTGGGTGATTTTGCTAAGAAGTATGGAGGATCTCCGTCATCACTTCAAACGCAACTTCGTTATCTAACGACTGAAGTTCAATGGCAACGTATTGAGAACAGGATGAAAACTCCTGGTAAGTCTATCAATAGTTACATGGACTATGCGTATAGTTGGATTGGTTGGGGGCATCATGGTGCCCGCACTTCGTATGCACATGAATATGCTAACCGACTAATCACGGTAGAAGTTTAATATATAAGGGGAGTGCTGCAGACCTCCCCTTTCTTATGTTTAACTTCGGAAAAAAGAAACCAGATATAAAACAATATGCAATTATAGGAATTGTATTATCATCTATTATTGCAGCACTTTCACAATGTACAGGAGTTTCTGAGAGTAGTCTTTGGGATTTACTTGATGAAGTTCAAAGAAAGTATTTTCCACAAACTATTCTTAATGAGTTTGTTATTAAAGATTCTGAGAAATTAGAACGTAGAGTTAATCGTGATGTTGATCGGGCAATTAATGACGTAATTCCAGAGTATGATCGGATTATTTCCGATTATAACCAAAAATATAAACCAAAATATGTAGAAAAAGAACCAGATGGGAGTGAAGCTCAGCGTCTACTTGGCGGAGAAATGAGAATTTGTGCTCCTTGGGTTGACGACTGCCCTAAAAACTAACTATATAATCATATCCTATTTTATTTTGGAGATTATTATGTCCGTATCAGAAAACCTACTTAATGCTGTTGAAGCATGGAAAGTAAATGACGAAAAGTTCACTGCTGGAAACAATTCCGCAGGAACTCGTGCTCGCAAAGCACTTCAGGAAATTGCCAAGCTTGTTAAGGCACGTAGAGCAGAAATTACTGAAGAAAAGAACGCTCGTAAGGAAGCAACGGCTTGACTTCATGCCACTGTTGCCCTATAATACTCTCATGGGCAGGTGAGGTTCCAACCCTCCTCTAAGACCCACCCCTTTCATGCCTCTCATAGAAGCACAAACCGAAAGGGTTATGGGACTGTCGCCTATTGGTTAAGGCCCACTGCTTATAACGGTGTGAACGGAGTTCAATTCTCCGCAGTCCTATTGGCAATCTTTTTTGCCTTATGGGTTAGTAGCTCAGATGGATAGAGCCACAAACTTCTAATTTGTTGGTCGGGGGTTCGAGTCCCTCCTAACCCGCTTGGAGAATTTATCTCCATATATAATATGATAGAGGGTAAGTCACTGTTATATCCTTATGAGGTATATCACACTTACTCCATCAAATGTAGGAAGTGCAACACCTCTCGCTGGTTTAGACTGGATGATGTGAAAGGTGATTCTATCCGCACATAGAAATCCCTCCTACCATTATTCCCATCGACCGAGCAAGCGAACGGGCCCGACTGTTAATCGGAGATTGGTAGGGGCAGTACCTACGATGGGAGTTGGAAGAACTGGAAATGTCTGGGTCTTCCATAAGAGTCGGGATCATCATATCCGACTCACTAAATCCTAAGTTTTCTTAGGTCGGGGATTTGATCACCCCCGCGTTGCCCTTGTAGCTCAGTGGTAGAGCAACGGTTTTGTAAACCGTTGGTCGTCTGTTCAAATCAGATCGGGGGCTTGACATAATACTCATTATGTCTTATACTTTCTTTTGTGTGAAGGAAGTGCGCTGGGAGAGAAATCTCCCACCAAATTGCGGAGTTAGTTCAGTGGTAGAACGCTATCCTTCCAAGTTAGATGTCGTCGGTTCAAATCCGATACTCCGCTTCTTAACCAAATCTTAGTTGACAAAAAACTGAAAGTGATCTAAGATACTATCCAATCTTAAGGTTTGCTTAAGATCCCCTAAATAACGAAGATTTGCTTTGTTGTAAATCTTCATATTGTCC